ACCGTGCTGCAATCTCAGACCCGCGGCACGGTCTCGCCTTTCGTCGTGCGCGACGGGGCCGAGCAGCTCATGCTGTTCCAGGAGGGCGAGCTAGTCGAGGAAGGCACGGCATCGGCCGGCCAGTGGCTCAGCGTCAGCTTCGCCGGCTACCAAGGCGGGGCGCCGCGCTGGGTCTATCAGGTGGGCGACTACACCGACGCCAAGGCGCTCGATAGCACGCCGGGGCTGGTGTTCTCGCACGGCATTGACGGTGCTGCTGCGCCGAACAACCAGGCTTTCCGTTTTGATGCGGGCCTCGCGTCGTGGCGCAATCTCCCCGCTGCGCCGACGAATCGCGCAGAGGCGCATGCATTCGCTCTGCCGGCAAGCGGCCAGGATTGGCACTTCGTGTGCGGGGGAGACGGGCCGCTAAGCAGCGCCGAGCGCTACCTGCTCGACACCTGGGGCACCATGACGGCGCTGCCCGCTGCAATCACCGGCGGGGCATCGTGGGACGCCAACGCGCTGGGCTATGTCCACGGCGGGGTGGGGCAGAGCGGCAAACTCAGGGAGTTCCTGGCGACGGCCGGCTTCGGCGCATGGACTGAGCGCTCGACCTCGTTGCAGGCGCGGGTCTCGCACACCGGGGGACGACTCGGCGGCGCGCCGCTGCCGTTCGGTTACCTGTCCGGCGGCGCCATGGGGCAGGATGCATCGCTGGTGCAGCGTTACCAGTCTGGACTCGATGCCTGGGGCCTCGCGCCGCATCGGCCGAGCGGCACGGCGATCGGGGTCTCCAGCGCGGCCTACGTCTCGGACCAGGGCGTCGGCTGCCGGGTGTTCCTGGGCGGCCGGCATCAGTGGCAGGGGACCGACCTCGCCGATGGATCGCGGCAGGCCTGGGAGCTGTCGGCCTCTCCGGTCGAGGGCTGGCGCTCGCTCCCGTCTGCGCCCGCTGTTGTGGCGCGCGCCGCGGGGGCCGGACCTGGCGTCGGCGGCCGGGTCTACTTCGCCGCAGGCGGCCTGAGCAATCCCATCTCCGCTGCCTGGAGTTACGGGCCGCTGGAAACCTGGAGGGCTGAGCCTAGCGCGCCGGCTCCGCGGACGGGTATCTCCCAACATGGCACCTCGGGGAGGAGCCAGGCATGACCAGCCACACGCTCGCAGAGATGCTCCAGGACCTCCGGCGGATGAACTCTGCCTGGGAGGTCGATCAGGTCGTCCTGCTGCCGCAGGCGGCCACGCCGTGGGGCCTGTACCGCCAGATCCTCCGGGAGATCGACGCTCGCCGCGGGGCGATCCGGGACCAGGCGATTGCGGCCGAGGGCCATCGCCGGGGCGCCCTGTGGGCGGCGCTCACGCTGAGGCCCCTGCGCGCGCGCGGGCTGCGCCTGGCCGCTCAGGAGGCTGAGAGGCATGCCCAGGAGCTGGCGTCGATCCTAGCGCATCTGGAAGCGCGGGCGCGGGCTGTTCGCCTGATGCTGCCCGAGCGCCTAGACGATCGAGCCGTTGCCCAGCTCGAGGCTGAGGATGGCATCGCCAGGCTGGCTCGCAGCGTGCGCGCGGCCGCTGCCCGTGGGATGCTGCCGGCCCAGGAGATCGAGCAGGCCATCGCCGCGCTGCCGGCGCCGATGCGCGGTCGTGTCCAGGAGCTCGCGGCGCCCGGGGCTGACTCCTGGCGCGAGAGCTGGCTGGCGCAGGTCCATGAGGCGCCTGGCTTGGCCCCTATCGAGCCGCGGCGCGCACTGGAGGCGGCATGGTGACCCTGGCGCCCGAGGGTCTGCGGGACGAGCTGCTGGCCACCTTCGCGCACCGGCACGCGCGGCTCTACCGGATCGCGCGCCGGGATGGCGTGGTGATTCGCCTCACCGAGCACTCTGCGCCGATCGAGTTCGACGGCGAGCAGTATCTGCCGACGCAATCGGCCAACGCCTCGGCCGCGATTTCGCGCGCCGGCCTGGCCGAGACCAGCCTAGACACGCAAGGCGCCATCACCTCCGACCTCATCACCGAGGCCGACCTAAGGGCCGGGCGATACCGCGGCGCCGAGGTGTTGGAGATTCTGGTGGACTTCCGCTTTCCGTTCCTTGGCGCGCTCGAAGTCAACCGCACGTGGGTCGAAGCAACCAAGCAGGACGGCGCCATTTGGCAAGCGCAATGCGGCGGCATCGGCTCGCGGCTCAAGCGCAAGGTCGGGCGCTACCTAGAGAAGAGCTGCTGGAAGGTCTTGGGCGATCCGCTGACCTGCAAGCTCGACATCGTGCCGCTGTCGAACTACTACGCGCCGATCTCGCACGTGCTGGACCCGCGGAGCTTCCGAGTCCAGGATCTTGGCAACACTCGGCCGCTCGGCTGGTTTGCTTACGGCTCCGCGATATTCCGCAGCGGGCCGAACGATGGCATTGAGTTGCTCATCCAGTCCTACGACAACGCCAACCAACTCATTGTCCTGGCTCAGCAGCCGCCGTTCGCGCTCCAAGTCGGCCACCGAGTGGACCTAATCGTTGGCTGCAACCGTACACAAGCAAAGTGCAACAGCTTAGGCAACTACATCAACTTCGGAGGCCTGCCGTTCCTGCCCACGACGGACGAGCAGATCAAGCCGGCAACGAACTGATCGACGCGGCCACCGGCGAGGCGATCGCGGCGGCTGCCGTGCGCCTTGTCGGCGCGCCGTTCCAGCATCAAGGCCGGGATCCGCAGTTTGGCCTCGATTGCGCGGGCGTGGTTATCGCCGCGCTGCAAGCTGTCGGCCTGACGATCAAGAACGAGGAAGCCTATCGCATGGACCCATCTGCCTTCGTCTTGATGCGTAGCTTGCTCGCAACGTGCGTGCCGGTCGAATCGCCGCGCGCGGGCGACGTGCTTGCGCTGCGCACGAACGGCTCGGAGCCAAAGCACCTTGCCGTGGTGGTCGATCATTCGAGCATCGTCCACGTCTTCGGCCGATGCTCGCGTGTGCGGCTCGATTCGATTGCCACCTGGTGGCCCAACGTTCATTCCATCTGGAGGCCCAAATGGCGTCCATCGCTCTAGTCGCTGCTCTCGGCACTTCGACCGCTGGCCTCACTGGCGGCGCGCTTACTGGCGCGATTCTGACCAACCTTGGCCTGTCGGTCGCCGGCTCGATCCTTGACCAGACGGTCATCTTCCCCGCGCTGTTCCCGCGTGAAGCGCAGGACGGCCAGCGCGTGGACGATTGGCCGATTGGCCAGAGCTTCGAGGGCGCGCCGATGGGCTGGGTCGATGGCACGGCGCGGATCGAGGGCGTGCCGATTTACCTTGGCGAGCCGGTCGAGGAACAGGTGACGATCGGTGGCGGCAAGGCCGGCCCCGATTCGACGCAGTTCCGCTACAAGCGGGACGTGGTGGTGCTGTTCTCGAGCGACGTGCCGCCGCAGGGTGGGATCATCACGGATCTGTGGATCAACGGCGAGCGGGTGTTCCAGCTTTCGCCGGATATCAACCTCGCTTCAAACCAGATTAGCGCGACCACCTCCGTTAACCCTGGGACGAACAACAGCAAACCGTACGCTTATCTGAGGGTGACTTCTCCGCCGTCTGGACCGAACCTTGCCTTGCTCCAGATCGGCTACCCTGTGACGGTTTCCGGATTCGCTCATCCTGGAAACAACTTCACTACTGGCACGGACCAGTTCGATGTCACGCTACAGCAAGTCTTCACCGACAAGCAGGGGAACCGTATCGCCGTATTCGCCAAGCAGCTATTTCTTGCCGGCAGCCCGAACCCCTTCGCCGCCGCCACCGCTGGCCCCACGATCACGATTTCGCAGGACTTGCCCCAACTCGTGCCCGATGTTGCCGAGTCGCTCGAACTCTACACCGGCGAGCAGCTCCAGGGCGCAGACCCGTACATCGAGGCCGCTGTTGGCAGCGGCAACGTGCCGAGCTACGAGGGCCTGGTGTGCATGCGCTTCGGCGGGCTAAACATGACCCGCTATGGCAACGGCGTTGCTCAGTATCAGGCCATCGTCCTGACGATCAGCCCGACGAATCTCGGCGAGCACATCGGCCGGGTGATGAAGCGGGCTGGCATCCAAGCGGGTCTATTCGACACGTTCGGCATGGCCGGCAATTTCATCGGCGCCGTGGCGCGTGGCCCGCAGGAGGCGAGCGCGCTTCTCGGCACTGCGCTCCAGGCGACCAACAACGTCGCTGCCGAGGTCGATGGCCGCCTCATCTTCAAGCGCCGGCCTGTGCTGGTGGATTACGAGCTGGCGGCTGACGAGCTGGGCGCTGTCGAGGTCGGCCAAGCGATCCCCGCTGCGCCTTTCCCGATCGACGATGCCGGCCCGCTTAGCCTGCCGCGCGCGGTCACGGTGCAGCACATGGACCCCAATCTTGAGTACCAGACCGGGGCACCGCGGCAGTTTTCGCCGCCTGGCAGCGAGGGCGAAGAGCTGAAGCTCAGCCTGCGCACCTGGGCCATGACACGGCAGGATGCGGCGAAAGCCGGTTGGAGCGCCGTGTGGAATGCGCAGAGCACGCGCCAGTCTGTGCGCTT